CTTTTGCACTAAATGCAGTATCATAAGATTGTATTACATGAGCAAGATTTGGAATTCCTTTTTTCTTCCATACTCTCCACCATTCTCGTTTAATGATTGCACCTTCTTCAGAGGTAGGTTCCTGCATATATTGTGCAGACCAGTTTCTAACAGGTAAAGATGCTTTTACTTTTTCTAATTCTTCTAATTCCCAATACTCAGGCCATACAGGTTTACCTGAATTTAAAATTGCAGGAAAAGAAATTAATTTCCACTTATCTGCTTTAGGTTCTTTTTGAGCCTTGATTAATCTTCCAGTCAAATCATCTTCTGCCCATCTTGTCATAACAACTAAGATTGATCCTCCTGGTTGTAAACGTTGTCTTGGTCCAGAGTTATACCATTCGTATGCACGCTCCATGGCCATATCAGACATAGCATCTTGTTCTGTGTGTGGATCATCTATAATTAATAAATCCGCACCTCGTCCTGTAATGGAACCTCCAACACCGGCAGCGTAATATTCACCACCATGATTTGTTTCCCAACGTCCTTTTGCTTTAGAGTCTTCTTTTAATTTTACATCACCAAAGATTTGTTTATATTCTGCTTGTTCCATTAAGTTACGAACCTTACTACCGAACCTTACTGCAAGTTCTGCGTTGTGAGACACTTGCATTATTTTCATCTTAGGATACTTCCCTATCATCCAAGCAGGAAAAAGATAGGAAGCAAATTCAGATTTAGTATGTCGTGGAGGCATGTTTATAATGAGCCTCCCTTTTTTTTGACTAGCTATGTTAGTAAATTGATTTGCAATAATTTGATGGTGCCCCCACTTTTTCGGGTCCTTTTCCTTACGACAAATAAAATCAGGCCACACCTCCTGCACAAAATATAAAAAATTATCTTGGCACAACTTTATGTGACTCAACCATTTTTTTTCTACTTCTTCTCGAAGTTTATCAATTGTATATAATGATTTATCCATGGGTCCCCTTTAATATAAACCATAACTAATTTAATTTCTATGTATGTTCAAAACTTACGTTTTAGGCTGAGCCGCAGCTACAATCATAGATTGTATGCGTGGTACTAGATGTTGTGGTTGATTTTAATAGTAGCCCTATTAGTTGAGCCTTGCCCCATTGGAACAGGCGTTCCTGATGGCAGGTGAGGGTTGCTCAGCAGGTTAGATGCTGGTGATTATGCTGGTTATTATGTGGGTATTATGTGGGCTATGTAATCATAGCCCACGATACAAGAACAATTACTCTTGGTTATTCTTTAGTAATTGTAGAATAGGTTGTAGATTTCTGATGACTGTACCTCTTAACTCCTTAACTACATCATCATTAGGGTACTTGATAAGTATTTCTTCGACTGCACTTTCCAACTGCTTATACATAAATTGATAGTTCAACTTTGTATCAAGTGGGTTGGTACTTGCCTGTTCTATTTCATTGTTAGTATTAGTTTCAGTTAAACTATTTCTAACTATTTGTATTAGATTGTTTGGCATATTTACTCCTGTTTGTTTGTTATAAATATACTTATAAAGATTTATTCTTTGATTGCAAGAAATAAAAATAAAATAATTAATAATATAAAAATTAAATACATATAAATAAAAACCTACACTAGCTACATAACAAGGTTCTAGTGTAGGTTGTATTGGTAAGTTATGCCTGTCTTGCCAATTTGTATTCAACTTTGTATTCGGTTGATTCACTATCAATCAAATACTTCTCATATAATTCGGTGTTCTCCTCTTTGAATCGAGAAACATCAAATCGTTTCATTTTACGATTTATCTTTTGAGCAAAACCCTCAAAGTCATTGTCCATATCTACTAGAACAATTAGATTAGATTTTACTCTTTCAAATAGTTCTGCGATTTCTGGTGTCATCAGTTCCATTTGTTTTTTATAACCTTTAATGGTTTCTTTCATCATACCATAATTCAATAAAAACTTTTTTTCATCTTTATTGACTTTAGTAGATTGTTTTATTTTTACTACTTTGTTTGTCATTTGATTACTCCTGTTTGTTTGTTTCAATACATATAATCCCATATCGATAAGATTTCAATAGATAAAATAAATTTATTTTACTTGACACACCGACCAGTTCCCCCCGTGCTGCCGTGCAGGGTTTAGTTTATAATAAACCAACACCGACAGGAACGAGAACGAGAACGGGGTTAGCCGTTCTCGTTTGATGTAATTAGCAAATTCTAAAGCCACCAGAATTTCTAGCGAACTCTATGAACTCCTTAACATTATCAATACTAAATGGATAGTTAGCACTATAATTCGTTTGATTAGTAATTTCCCACCATTTTTTATTTAACGGCTCGGGATATTCTCGTGGTGCTAAGTGTTCGGCTTTTTCTTTACCGACAACCTTAGCGACTTCCAAACGAAGTTCTGACAACATCTTCTCGACTTTGCTGTTGTGTTCTTCTGCCTTTTTTATTTCCTCGTCTATCTCTTGCTTGTACTTTGTTGCGTGTCCTGTGTTCAAAAGATATTCAAGTTGATTGGCTATCTGAATAGCAGTCTCCTCGTCTACTTCGTGACCACCGTTCTCGTGCCACTTGTCGAAGTCCTTTTCGTCCACACATTTAGTATGGTCTAGGATATAGTCGGCAAGTCGTCTCCACCACCAAACATTATTTCTGAAATAAACACCTTTATTAGTGTTCTCATACTCATCAACGGCTTTAAAGTATTCGTCTCTTTCTTCTTCCGTTGCATTTTTCCAGTCTATCTCTTTTGGTTTTTTTGTACCTGCTTTTATTTTTGGATTAGTTCCATATAAATCAAAGCCCATATTTTCTCCTATTGTTAGTTATCCCATATAGATAAGATATTCGTTAAATGATGTCAATGGACTATTTTCACTATTTAGTTGTAAAAAAGTCTTTCTATAAGGCACAAGGACTTCCAAGTTGAAGTTCCAATGACCTGTCCCCCGTACAGATTTTCTAGTTCTAGTTGCAAACATCAAACGCCACACCAACGGGCTTCCAGCTCAGTCCTCTGGGAGCAGGCTCAGGCTCTTTGTTTAGTGTAACACTAAACAAAGGCAGCCCGAACGAGAACGGGATTAAACCAGCTTCGATGCGCCGATGGCCAGGACGATCCATATGGTGGCTGCAGTCTCTGGATACAGGATCGCAATGAGTGCGAGGATTATTATCAGTGTCCACATATCAATCTAATAGTACCATGTATTCATTTGGGAAGTTTTCAGCAAACCAGTCCAGACCTTCGCGGTGCACGGTCCAGTCTTCAAAACGTTCAGCACCCATGATCAGGTCATAGACAGCGACAGCGAACCAGGGCAGCTTGCAGCTGCCGCCGCCGAATCTGTTCTGCACTTCTATCTCTTGTCCGGCATCCCACTTCAAGTTAACTGAGAATGGGATTTTATATTTTTTATCTTTCCACATTACTTCACGCATTCTTTTTATCCTCCTTCTTTTTTAATTTGGATGGGTCTAGTTCCCACATCTGTATACCGTCTTCAGTCTTCGGTTTCTTTTCGAAACCATATTGCTTAAGCTTCTCCGTGAAGCTTGTTTCGTTATTCTTTTTCATTTGTTTCTCCTGTTGTTGTTTAGTGCAGGGAATGGCTAGCCAATTTACAAGACCGTGTTTCCCTGCTCCCATCTAGATAAGATAGCTCAAGTCAAATGTCAAGCGTTTAAAAAAATATTTTTCACGGAGCTCTGGAGCTGGGTGCAGGGGGAACTTTTATGTTTAATAGATAGAAGGACATCTGTGCCCTGAAGCGAGAAACGAGAAGTGGGGAACAAGTAAGAAAGGAAAATGACAACAACTTATTCCCCACACCAATTATACCCGAGCTTCACGACTCACGCTACTCCCCTGACGCTGCGTCCAAGATTTTGTAAGGATTACCAATACTATTTACTGTAAGCGAGAAACGAGATCCGTGGATCACGGTGCTGGGAGCTTGGTCTGTAAATGTTGAAGAAAATCTAGCTTCTTTCAACGAGAAACGAGAAACGAGGTTCACGGGCCCTGGAGGCAGCGTCTTCCAGGAGCTGCCGCATGCCTTCTTCATTGTCCGAGAAACGAGAAACGAGAAGCGGGGCACGAGAAACGGGATCCACGGCCAAAAGTTTCAAGGCTCTCGGCTCAAGGGTCTGATTGAGGATAAATACATATCCACCAGATTTGATTCTGTCACAATGCCAGTTAATTTGCCACTTCGATAGACCACAATTCTTGAGATCATTTGATTTAAGTTCAAGCCAATAATGAGCACCGAAGTCGCATACATTCACATCAGGAATTCCATTTAAAGTACTTGATTCTATGCGGGTAAAATGAGCTTTAAGTTTAAGCTTTTTTATTCTTAACCACAGCTTTGCTTCGTTGGTCTTTGCCATATTTTATTGGATCAATAATTTTAATTATTACTGAAGTTGGAATGATTGTTGTGTTGCCTAAATCATCTATTTCACCATTATCTTTTAATGAGAAATCAGCAAATATTTTTACAAAATTACTATTTTTAGACCATAGATAACCTGTTGATACACATACAGGTAAAGTTTCTTTATCGAAGTCTATTGGTTCTTTCCAATTTGAATCTGAAGTTATGTCTACCCATAAGATTGTCACTAATGGATTTTTGATTTTATGTTTGTTTTCAAAAGGCATTATTTTATCTTAATACTCACAATACCTACCTTTGTCGATAGTCTTGGAGTGTTATGTACTTCGTTAAAAATAGTTATGAAATCCTTCCAATCAGGACTTTTCAGTAACTGCTTCTGACGTGACGTCAATGATATTTCTCGAAGACTCGATTTTATTTTCAAGCTCTTCAAGCCTACGTTCAAGTTGCTCACGGGACATCCCTTCTAAACCAAGATGAGTTATGACTTTATTATCTACAAAATGACCTGCCATTTGCCCTGCTCGGAATTCTGCATTAATCGCCGCTGCAAACTGATTTTTCTCTTCAGCTTTCTTACTTAAATTTTCAAATCTTTTATAAATACGAAGTTTATCTTTTTCACGAATTGATAATTCTTGTGCATATCTCTTTTCAAAATATCTTACAACATGAGGGTTTAAATCTGGGTTCAATAGTCTACTTGCTGTTTCGGTAGGACCATATTTAGATTTGCTGGTATATCCAGCATGAATAGCCGCTTCTACTTTTGTAGTCTTACCATAATTGTCCACATAGTAATCTACGAACAATCTCTGCTTTGGGGTTAATTCAGTTATTGTTTTAAGTGTATTGGGTTTTCTTGTCATGTAATAATACTACAATGTAGTAGCTTAGAAATATATATCATATCAAGAATTTTCTATTTTTTAGCATCAAGGAAGAAAAAAAGATAATGAAATCAGTTACTTAACTATTTTGATACCTAAAAAAGATATATAATTCAATTACTTAATTTTTGTACTGGGACAACTGGGACAACTGGGAGTAAATAAGGGTTGATTTTGCTCATTATTCCCAGTTCTCCCAAAATTCCGGGCCTATACAAATTTTTTTTTAAAATTTTTTTTCTAAGGAGCTGCTTTGTAGGAAAGTTCTGGGAAAAACCGCATAAAACGCACAGTTTTCTCGTCAGGGGGAGTAGAAGCACCGTGATCCGTGTTCCGTGGCTCATTTCCCTTGGTTTTCTCGTCAGGGGGAGTAGAAGCATTACACGTTTGGGTCGTGTAACATTTTTCTTTTGACACCTCACTAGAAACACGCTACAAGGACCTAGGAACAAAGTTAACTTCATTTCCTTTGTTCTGTTTTTTCTTTTTGCTTCAAACCCTCATAGTTGGGTTAAACTATGCACTAGCCTTGTAGTTTTTTAACTCATCTCTGCAGGGCTAGTCTAAATTAATTGACAAATTCGTAAAATAACTTATATATAGATTGACTCAATACTATCATATTGATCACTCTTGTTGGGATAGCCAGAGTTTTTAATTCTGGCTATCTTTTATCCACTACTCTTCGTCTTCGTCTTCGAACTCAGAGTCCTCTACTTCTGACTCAAGCTCTTCTACTTTTTCTCTGATAGTTTCAATATCTTCGTTGATTCTATCTAAGATATCTTGGATTGTTTCTTTCTTTTTTGCCATAGATTCTCCTTTGTTGGCGGAAGAATTATGCTTGTTCTATACGGTGGGATCAAGCTATTGCTGAAATAACTATCATTGAAATAAGGGCCGTAGTTGCTTGCTTTACTTCACCTCTTAACCATTCTAATCGCCCTCTATGATATTTTTTAGATTCAAAATCTTTTGATTTTTTATAAATTAAATATTGCTTATAATACTTTGCCCAGGCTACCTGTTTCATATTAAATTTAATATCGCCTTTTAAAACAGCAGCAGAATATTTCTCTTTCACATTATCAGGATCATAACCACCCCAATAACAAATCTTTTCAAAGTCATCCGTTTTATTTACAATCCAGTTGTGAGCGTCAATTTTAAAAATACTAGATTTACGATCAGATGCACCAAGCATTGTATCTTCTAATGCATTAAATAATACACCTCGCCACATTTTTTGTTCAGGCAAAATATGATCTGTCTTTAAAGTTATTTCTGCAAATTCAGTGCCCATAAGTTTTAATAAGGTAAGCGAGTAAGTCACGATAATATAATACTACTTCCTTAGGGGCTTTAATTTTAATATAGTGTTCCAAGTCTTCATGAACCCCCGATAACAGATTGGTAATTTCATGTCCAGACCAATGGGCTCGATCAATTGTAGTTACTCGGTCTAATATATCCATTACCATATTGTAGTTAGTGTTTAACATCTTTACCACCCCTAACCACTTTTAATTTGAGTACTTTAGCCTTGTTTTCAAAGGCTTTTTTGTGATGTATCTGCCAAATATAACTTATGTCCGGAAGTATCTGTGGATCAAAAATTTTTTTGTAACCAAATGTCATACCTGCGTGCAGTTGAAACATTGTTCCTGCAACAAGAGTATATTCTTCAAATGTTAGTTTTTTAGCTAACAGTTGTAATGATTTATGAAAATCACTAATTGGTTCGTCTTTTTTGGCCATACAAGTAGTCAATTAAATTAAGCATATTTAGAGCTGTGTCGTTGCTACTTGTTATTTGAGACTTTGATCGTTTGAAATGACCTGAACCCCCACACTTCACACATGTCTTTGTAGCAGATCGGATATCAAAAGGGTCGAGTCTCGTGTATCCGTTTCCTTTACAATCCACACACACAACGTATGGGGAGTCATTAGTTAAATCTTTAAGTGTTTTTGTCATAGTTGTCAAATGTTATTTTCTGTTGTCGTACCAGATTAAAAATAAACAAACCAATAAAACTGCTAAACCAGAATAAAACCAGCCTAACTCTTGAATTAAATCAAACATTTATCTTTTCTTTTTCTTTTTAGTTTGTCTTCTTTGATTGCCAAAACAATCCCACTTTTTATGATATGCTTTTAATAATTTTGCAATAGCTTTTTTATAACTAGATAGTGTCATATAGTTTGCCCCGCATCATCTTTAGTATTTAAAGTTTTTAACAAACTTTCGTTTTGTTTTTCTAAAGCAACAGCAATTCTTTTTAAACTAAGTTCAATGTCATTATTAATAATTTTAATATCTTCTAATGTTTGATGAACAGTAGTTCCACCAA